AGCAGCTCCAAGATATCGGCGTTGATCCCGATGGTGATGTTGCGGCGCACAACGTTGTCTGCGGCACCAGGCGCGACGGTGTTGTTCATCACCTTCCCTCGCATGTAGAACGTGGTCGGCTTGAGCGCTGGAGTGGCAGCAGGATCACCATCGTTGAGAGTGATCTTGATGTTGTAATCGCCCTTGCTACGGTCCTTGTGAGCGACCTTCACCGCCTTCTGGCCGGTATCGCCGTTGTCCAGCCCCACGGTCAGCGTCAGGTCACCAGCATCGGCGGTGCCCTTGTACTTACGCACGCGGCCGTTCTTCAGCGACGTGAACGTCACGCTGCTGAACGTGTCGCCGAATTCGCCCAGGTCCTCGATTTCGCCTACCTCGACATAGGTGTCGGCTTCGTATTGGGTCTGGGTGTCAGCGCCGGTTTTGCCGCCAAGCCAGAAACGGCAGCCGGCAGCGGTGTTCAGGTTGTCTTCGGCCATGGGGAGTCCTCCAAAGGCGCATTGGATAAAGCCGCGGTGCGGCTGGTAGATGAATCAGTGGGTGGTGATGACGCGGACGGTGATCGAGCCCTGGTAGGTAACCCCATCAGCGTCACGCTGGGCGTCCGACTGGATAACGCGCACAGAGACTGCCCTGCCGACGCTCAGCGGCAGCGGGCGCTCGTCCAGGGCGGTGATGACCTCCCCGTTGATGCGCTTCACCTCTGCCTGGCCAACCGTGTCAGACCATACCGACAGGTACAGCAGGCGCTGCTCGCGCTTGCGGCCTGATATCGGGCTGACGTTGGCTGAGACCTCGCGGTCGATCGACACATAGGGCATGTCAGCGTCCATGGGTGCACCGTCATAGACCGGGCAGCTCACCTCGGCCTGCAGCCTGGCAAAAATGGCCTCTTGCAGCGATACCGAGGGATCAGCCATTGCCCACCCCCTGGCTTGCCTTGCGCAGCGTGCGGCGTACTGCTGCCTCGATATCTGCCGTCACATACTCGCGGTTGACGTCCATCGAGGGCCGAAGCCATGGGTGCGCCGGCCGGGCCGGAATGTCTGGGTGCTTGCCGAAGAAGTGCTCACCATCGCTCTTGTTCGTTTCGCGCTGCTTGCGGCCGGCTGAATGTCTGCCCCCGATATAGCCCTTGGTGCCGTACTCGATGCAGCGCAGGTAGAAGAACTTGCGGTTGTCGCGCTTGCCCCTGATCCCGATCTGCGCATCAAGGCCGCTGGGTGCGACGTAGATTCTCAGCGCGGCTGCGGCAGCGCCGGTGTCCCTCGGCATCAGCTGCTGCTGAGCGGCCAAGATGCGCTCTGCAGCTTGGCGCATGGCCGGGGCCAGTTCGTTGTCCATCGTCTTGTGGATGTTGCGCAACGTTCGCCGGAGGCGGATATCGCCGCGCATCTTCGAGTGGCGGGCCATGGCCTACTCCTTGGCCTGGGCCTTGGCGGTTTTTTCCTGGGCCGCGTCTTCCTTGACCTCAATCGCGTAGCCGCGGGCGATCAGGCCTTCGCCGTATTCCTTCTTCACATCGAAGATATCGCCCTTCTCGCGCTCGCCGGATGCACCGGTCAGCGGGCCCAATGCTTGAATTTTCATGGTTCACCTCATGGGTTAGATACCGATGAGCAGAGAAGCCTCATCAGCGTGTTTTCGTTGTCTGGCAATACAGCCTCGACCTGATACGTAACGCCGCGGCGGGTGAGCCTTACGCCTGCCACCATGTCAGCTCGAGGTCTGCTGATGATCTCGGCAGTAACTATCGCTTTGAGCTTTTCAGCTACAGCGATGATCCGGCCAGAGGGTGTACGCACTTCACCCCACATCTTTGGACGAGCTGCAGGTAGCCAGGTGACGACAGCCCCACCAGACTTGGTGCGCTCCTCGTGCCGGAAAGTGACTTCGAATAAATGGCGAAGCGGCCCGGCCCTCATATGCCCCACCCCACCCGGTAAGGGGTCAGCAAGGCCTGCGAGCCTTGAGGCAGTTCAGTGGCGATTGTTCCCGTCACTAGGTCTTCTCGGTTGGCGTAGAGGTGCCCCAGGATTAGAAGGCACGCGCCTTGAACGGCGCGTTGCTGAGCATAGGCTTCTCCCCGGCCAGGCCTGCCAGTATCGCCTCTGCCATTGATTGCGCATCGACGTAAACCTGGCGGTTGAGGTAGTTCATTGCCGAGAGCTCGGCCGAGTCGATCAGCAGTTGTAGGTAGTCGTCCTCATCGTCCGGATCACGCAGGTGGGCGCGGGCCTGGGCCATGCTGATCAGCGACATGGATCACTCCTCCAGTGGAGTGCGAGATACCAGATTGCGACGCTCTAGGTCTTCAGCATGCCGCCGCGGCACCTGGTAACTTGGGCCGCCGCGACGACGCAGTTCGCCTTCGTCCATGTAGGTCCGCATTGGGTAAACCTCGACACTGATAGGATTCGGGTCTGTACGCGGAATCGTGGTCGACTCAGCTTTTATCTGGTCTCCACTGGCTGCTTGGCGCTGCTCGTCGATACGCGACTGCGTGACCTCAGTTGCATCAGCGTGAGAGGCCGATATTTCGGTTGCTGTCGGTTGCTCCACGAGCAATGGCCTCATTTGCTCGAGGCCAGAGTCGGCATTCACCGTAACAATTGCCGGTGCCTGCTCAGGATCGAGCGGCGAAACCTGCTCGGCTGGTCGGTCTTTGGACTGAGAATCCTCGAGCTGATGTTGCAACGCTTCGGGCGCTGAGGGCGTGACCGTGTCAGCCTTGTCCTGCTTTTTCGTGCTGGCCATGAGATTGACTCCTCAATGGCGCCGGGGCCGGCGCCGTTTTTGTTGGGTTAGGACGTGCGAGTGAGCGGGCCAGTGACGAAAGCTTCGCCTCGATAGATGGCCAATGCTAAGCGCTGCTCCGCACGGACGGTCACCATGTTGTTCTCGAAGTCTTTGTCGTTCTCGGTCGAGATGAGGATCTCAACATCCATGCGGTCGAAGATCTGGGCACCTAGACCGAATGCACCTACCAGGAAGTCATCGACCGGCATGGCCTGCGTGGCAACTACGGGACGCCGCCACAGAGTGGGTTGGGTGTCGCCTTGAGGCTGGCCAATCAGATAGCGTCCTTGTGCATCCTTGAGCAGCTCGATCATGGCCCAGTCGATCGGGTTGAGAACGATGCCGTCCGAGGGGTACTCAGCGAGCTCTGCCTGCAGCAGCGCCAAACGAATGCGGTCAATGCGCTGCTCACCTGGCACAACAACACCGCCAGGAGGCGAGTAGAGCTGAGCCGCCGGTACGATCCCCCCGATGTTCGCTCCGGTACCGTTACCGAACAGCATCTGCGACTCTTCCGCGAGTTTCAGGCCGTAGTAGCCACGAGCGTCAATAAAGCTGCGCAGCGCAGGTGCATCGTCCAGGATCTGCCGACTGGCCTTGAACAGGTGAGCCAGCGTGCGAACGGGCGCGTTCTCCAGCTTGAATTTGATGTCGGAGTAGGGCTTGGCGGTACCTTCGGCGACTGGTCGGGCGCTGTTGGTGAAACCTTCCTCTTGAACGTACTCCACCGAGTTGCTGCCAGTCTGGCCTGGTGCGATGAGGTCACGGATAGTCAGTCGACGCTCAGGGATTGCCTGGATGCCGTAGCGGCGATCAGCAGGTACCGTGTCCGCCGCTGATCCGGTTGCCGAGGTGATAGCTGCCCGAGCTACCGAGATGCGGCGGGAGCCGCGGAACGAGGAATCAACACCCTCCATCTCCTGAGATGCCGTGACGATTTCGCCGGCCGTCTTTTGGCGGTCCGGCTCACTGCGCGAGCGGTTAGCGTTAACGAGCTTTTGCTCTGCTTCCTGCAAGCGCGCCGAAACCTCGCCCTGCTTGGTCAGCAGCTCGTCGACCTTCGCACGCGTTTCGGCGTTCATCTCACCGGAAGCTTTGATCTGCTTCTCGGTGGCCTCGGCCTGGCTTTTGATCTGGTCGCCGATGCCCTTGAGCGTGGCGTTGATTTCTTTGACTTGGGCTTCATAGTCCACGGTCATTTACCTTTCAGAGAGTTCAAGAGATTGGTTGCCGCGCTCAGTGAGGCGGAGAGGTCTGGCGCGACAGCGTTCGGCTTGTCGGTCAGGGCAGCGCGAGGCGTACCCCCGCCAGCAGCGCGAGGCATGCTGGACTTGAAACTGGCGAACAATTCGCGGCGCTCAGACCGGGGCATACCGGCTTTCGCGAGCGCTGTGTCCATGGCCTTCAGGGCGTTGGCCTGGGCAGATTCCTCGGTCTCCCGCTCGGTGATTTCCCCCGGGGCGAGGATGTTGGTGGCTAGGCCGAGCTCCACGGCACGCTTACCGCGGATGAACGTCTCGTCGTCCATCAGCTCCGCCATGCTTTCAGGGGTCTGGCCGCTGGTCTCGGCGTAGAGGTCGCTCATGGCGGCGTCGAACTCCTCCATGTCGTCGGCCACGTCGCGCAAGTAGTGGCGGTTGCCGGCAAGGAGGGTCCAGCAGTTGTGGATCATCAGGAAAGCGCTGCTGGCCACCTGGCGCTCAGAACCGGCCAAGTAGATGACCGACGCTGCGCTGGCAGCCATGCCGAGCACCTTGGTGGTGACCTTCTGCTTGTGCTCGCGCAGGCGGTTGTAAATCGCGATGCCTTCGAACATGTCGCCACCTGGTGAGTTGATGTACACCGTCACCTCACGGTCGCCGATGGCACGCAGCGCTGCGTCGATGCGCTTGACGGTCACGCCCTCCCCGTACCAGTCCTCACCGATCACGCCGTAGATGGTGATGGTTTCCGAGGTGTTTTCCACGGCCGCCTGGATGGCGGGGTTCCATTTATCGAGCGCACGCGGGCTCATCTCGCTGCGCAGGCCGCGAGACTGGATCTTGTGTTTCATGGGTTACTCCCCGGAGTTGCTTTGGAGCCAGTTCATCAGCGCCACGCGCGCGGCTTGGCTGTCGTTTTGTTTGCCCAGCTGGTCAAGCGGTACCAGGTTCGATTGCACGGTGAGGATGTCGCCGCCGGGCATGCTGGGCAGGTTCTCTTTGTGTCGACCCTCGTTTCGGGTCATGTAGCCGTTTTGGCCCATGGTGCTGAGGTAGGCGGCACGGCCGGCACTGTCAGCGCGCAGGAAGGCTTCCAGCGAAAACTCCGCGTAGTGCTTGATCCGGTCAACCGCTGTCAGGCATCGCTTGTTCACGCACTGCTCGATTGGCGCCGTGTAGGTCATGATGCAATAGGTCAGGAACGCGATTTGCTGTTGCTCAAGGCCCGTGCCCCAGTTACTGCCTTTGTCAGTTTTCATCACCATCCAGGGCGGCACGCCGAACCAACGGCAGATCTCCTCAATGCTGTGCCCACGTGACTCGAGCAGCTGGGCGTCAGCCGGGTTGATGCCGATCATCTCGGGCTTCACGCCTTGCTCGAGCACCGGGCTCTTACCTGCATTGAGCGCGCCAGAAATCGTCTTAACGTAGTCTCGAAATTCGGCACGCTGCGTGGGGTTGAGCGTCTTATCCACCGAGAAGGCTACGGTGGGCATCATCCCGTTCTTGAAGGTGGTATTGGCCGCATCGTCGGCCGACATGGCCGAGCCGAACACATCGGCGCCGTAACGAATTGCCGAGAGGCCCATCCGGCCATCCAGGGTGAAGGCCGGGATGTGCAACATGTCGCCCTGGGCGATCTCCCGGCGGGCGCCCTTGCGTGGCTGGAAGAAGTAGCGCAGCCTGCCATCGTCGTCCGGCTCGGGAGTCACCCGCGACGGCATCAAGAAATCCAGTGCGATGACCCTTCCACCGGACCGGTGAATCTCGCAGTAGGCATTTCCCCAAAGCAGCATCGAAGCAACAACCGCCTGCCAGAAGTGGAAAGCCGCCATGTCCTCGTTCGGGCTGTTGTGCACCACATCGTAGAGCGGGAAGTCTCGCGCCATCTCACGCCCTCCGTCAGGAAGGCGCCGGTAGATGCTGAGCGGCAAGCCTGCAACCGAGGTAGAGATGATGCGCACGCAGGCCCAGACCGCCGACAGGCGCATGGCCTTGTCGACCGTGACAGCCTTGCCGCTACTGGACTGGGCGCCCAAGAAAGCGCTCCAGAACTCACCGTCCGACAACCGAATGCTCTTGCCCAGCCAACTGCTCATGCTTGCCGAGGGTTTGGCGGCTGCAGTGCCGAGCGCTTGAGAGAGGGTTTTAATCACTGCTCAGCCCTCGGCGAATAAACGCTGCAATGCTGAACAGGCTGACCGAGCCCGCGATCAGAGACCAGCCCGTACCCGCCAGCATCAAGACGCCCGCGCAGGCCAAGCCGAATCCGCACAGCGCGCAGATGATGAAGTAGTGAAATGCGTTCATGCGATCAGTGGATCCCGAATGCCGGCCATGAAGTTTTCCATGCCGCCTTGGCCCTCGGGATTGAGGGCCATCAGCGTCACAGCGTTGAATAGCGCCATCAGCGGGTCGATCTTGGCCGAGCCGCTGGCCTGCTTAGTAATGAGGATCGAGTTGCCACGGGGCTCGACTTTGGCGTTACCGCAGCACCAGGCCATCATCGGCTGGCCCCCGTGTAGCAGCGTGCCCTCGGCCAGTTTGCGCTCGGCAGTCTTGATGGCTCCGCCCAGACGCCAGCCTTGGGAAATGCCATCGATCTTTTCGCGCGGAATGCCAACAGCTTCCAGGGCATCGAGAATCGCACCGACCCCGGCCGGGTCCAGCCCGACCTTGTCCAGCAGGCCGGCCTGCTCGACCAGCGCCACCAATTGCGCCACCGCCTCGATGTCGTCGCCGATGCGTTCAACCAGGGTTAGGTGTCCATCCTTGGCGAAGTCGCGGATGCGCGGCGCTTCAGCTTTTCGCCGCTCCAGTACTGATGGGTGGGCCCAGGCGTGGGTCCATGTCAGCCAGCGCCGTGTTCCCTGCTCTCGGCCGAGTGCTGCAAAGCCAAGCAGGTCATCCAGCCCCCCGCCATCGACACCGATGTCGATCACTTCGCAGCGGTCGATCAGGTCTTCCAGCGTGCGGCATAGCTCGGAGGTCTGTGTCTCCCAAAAATCAGCACCCGCCCAGCGATCCGAAAGCAGCGCCAAGCCGATCTCGACGTTCAGGTGCTTGGCCAAGAAGCCGCGGAACGACTCCTCGCCGTCCAGCTGGGCCTGTGCGTAACCGCGCTCGATGAAAGGTTCGTCGACCGACAGCCCAAGGTTAGGGTTGGTGATGTACGCGTTGGAGAAGTCCCGGTGTTCGCCGGCGTCAAGCATTGCCTTGGGGAACTCGTACAGCACCGGCAGGAACGATTTATCGACGATCTCGCCGTCGCGCACCTTGCGGGCGTACATCAGCTTCTGGCGGAACACGCCAGCAGGCGGGGCGTCGGACTGGGTGGTGGCCCAGATGATGAACCCCTCCGGTCGGGATGCCAGGCCACCGGTGGCCTCTCTCAGCATCGCTTCGGCATTGGCGCGTTTGCCGAACACCCACAGCTCGTCGATGAACACGCCAATGGCCTTCTTGCCCGATACGGTCTCGCTGTCTGCCGCTACTACCTTGAGCGTGGCGTTGGTCTGCCGGTGCGTCACAGTGCGCAGGTGATCCTGCACCTTGAGCAAGGCTTTGAGCTCTTCGTCGGCGCCCACCATGTCCCTGATCGGGAGGTAGGAGTTGTCCGCGATTTCCTTGGTCGGTGCGAGAATGATGAACTCACCCGACGCTCGCCAGTTAAGGATCAGTGCGGTGAGCATGATGCCGGCGGCGATGGTCGACTTGCCGTTCTTCTTGCTGATCAGCAGCATGAACTCGCTGACCAGGCGCCGGCCTGAATCTGGGTCGTAGGCCCCGAAGATCGCGGCCACGAACTGATTGACCCAGTCACGCACGGTCTCGCACATCAACGGACTGCCAGTGGCGTCCACCATGCGCAACGCCCCGAACACATCCAAGGCTTCCTCAGCCTCAGTCGGGAACAGCGGCTCAAACGGAATCAGGCTCTGGCGGGCAACGATGCGCTGTTCCCAATCTGGGCAAGCGGTTGACCATTCCATCATTTCACCGACTGCAGCGGACCGCGGCGGGTACCGAACTTGCCGGTGGCCGCTTTCTCAGCATTGGCCTGGGCCTGATCCTTCTTACCGCTCTCGCCTTTTCGTGGATGGACGAATGGCATCAGCGCCTTTGCCGCGTCAACGCGCAGTTTCGGCTCGCTGCCCATGTCGTTCATCACCGACAGGAGAAAGTCCTTGGGATCGCGGTGCAGAAGTGCCTGGGCCAGGTCGAAGCCGGCGGGTTCCGGCTCGGAGTTATCCTCCGGTACCGGTGGCGATTCATGGCCAGGTTCTGGCTCTTTGACGGCCTTGGCGGCGGGCCTGGCTTTAACATCCGGTTTAACATCGCCTTTAACATCGGGGGGCATCAGCCCCAGGGCGCGAAGCTTCATCAGCTCAGCTGCGACATCCTTGTCCTTGACCAGCCGAGAGCCCGCCGCAGACGCTGTCTTCTCGGAATAGCCGGCCGCCACGGCAGCGTCTCGATTGGACGCACCTTCCCTCAGCGCGGCGATGAAAGCGCGCTTGCGGGATGTTAAAGCCATTTAACAAAAATCCTATGGGGGAAAAAAATCTGTACGTGGGGTCGGGAGCGGTCTAGCTAGATGAGAATCCCTAGCTTTTGACCCCCCTACCCCTTTCGAGGCACGTCACTGACGTGCTTCCGCGTCGCTCCACTGGGTTTCGACGATCCGCTGACGCCTCAACCACCCAGCCCGGCTGCCTCCTCGGCCTGCTTGACGGAGTCGTGGCAAGGCTTGCAGAGGCTCTGCCAGTTGGACTTATCCCAGAAGAGAACCATGTCTCCACGGTGTGCAACGATGTGGTCGACCACCTTTGCGGCAGCAGTTCGGCCGTTCCGCTCGCAGAAGACGCAGAGCGGATGCTCATTGAGGTAATGCTCTCGCGCTTTCTGCCATCGGTAGTCATAGCCACGCTGGGAGCTGGTCATACCGCTACGCCAGCTTCCAGGTGTGACCACCTTTACCCGAGACCCTGCACTCTCCTTGATGCGTAAGCCGAGCGTCTTCAGCCTTGCCATCACTGCGCCACTCGATTGAGCGCCTCGTCAGCCTTGTCGGCTGCCTGGGTCGCGGTGGTTGCTGCTTTCGACGCCTTGGTCGCGGCGCTCTCGGCTTTGCTCGTTAGTTCGTCCAAGCGCTTGTCACGCTCAGCCATGGCGGCGTCGTATGCCTTGCGGATCTCGTCGACCTGCTTGGCTTGGCTGCTGACCAGGGCCCAATATGCGGACTGCCAGCCCAGCACCGCGCCGCCTGCGATCAGCAGCACGGCTATCAGCCATACCTCGGCTCGTCGCCACCAGCGCCGAGCGATGAATTCCAACGCACATCTGTCCATTAGGTTGCACCTCCAAGCTGTGATCGAAGCCTGGCGATCTCTGCGCTCTGACTCGTCACCTTCTCAGTGAGCTGCGACACCTGGCCTGTTAGGGCTTCGATCTTCCCTTCCATCCGGCCAACAGCAGCGGCAAGTTCATTTCGCTCCTTGGCGAACTGATCAGCCCGAGCCTCAGCCTCTTTGCGGGCTTCGCGCTCGATATCCAGAAGCTCGTTCAAGCGACGGACAACACCGATATCTGCGGTGTCCATCGCCCGGTCCGCCGCATCTCTAGATAGCCATTTGCGCAGCCAGAGAAAGCCGCCCAGCAGCACAGTGCCCGAGCCGGTCAGCCAGGTGGCTGTCCCTGGGCCAAGATCGGTCGGGTCCATTCATGACTCCAAAGGGTATGCAGGTAGTGATATCGTCGCCTGCCCTTTAACAACCCATGAGTCTGAGCTATGAAAACGAAGCAAGTAACGAAGGATGTGTTCCAAGCAAAAACTGAATCCGGAAAGACCTACCGGATCGCTGCAGTGATGACGCAGACCTATCACGAGTTTCTTAACCCAGCAGACAACGGCTGGGCTGATGGCATGGTGGCCTACGTAGTTGAAAACGGCGGTAAAGCGAACAAGAAGAGCGATACCGAGTACGAGATCGTCGCAACCGGCGAAATCGCTGTTCGCATCGCGTAAGGCAGGCACAAAAAAGCCCAGCTCTAGGGCTGGGCTTTTGGGTCAGTCCTCAACGTGCGCAGGAATGACAGGATGGGGATAATTTCTCTCACTCTCTCACTGATGTCAATAGGCAATTATGCGGCGTCTTTTATCAGCAGGCCTTCAGCCTCAAGAATCGCCCGAACCTCTCGCAAAGAGTCGTTGATCATGCCATCCAGTTTTTCCTTGATTCCAGCACGCCAGCGGTAGCGTGTGGGCTCCGATGTAGCATCGAGGTCCCAGGTGTTCATGTCGTAGAAGCTGTCCGGCAGAATGACCAGATCTTCGGCCAGAGCCTCTGCCTTCTTCCGCTCAGCTTGGCCTGCGGCCAAAGCAGCATTGACCAGGTTCTCGCGACGCCACTCAGGCGCATCCAGCGGAATATCAACTGCCACTGAGCGCGGCCCCTTACGGCGCGCACCCTTGAGCTTCGGGATGGCCCAGGTGGTCACGGCCTTGTAGATGAACAGTTGAGGCGCCGGGCTAGCAATCAGCGGCGCAATGGCCGTGATGCCCTGTAGACGCTTCGCCTTGTTGGTGGCGTACTTCGCATTTAGGGCGCTCCAGTGACGAGGAATGAGCAGGTGATGCAGGCGCGCAGCCAGCCAGTAATCCACTTGGGCCCGATCGAAGCCACCTGAATTCCCTCCCAACGAAGCCAGGCAGCCACCCTCTTCTTCTGCCGACTTGTAGAGCTTCTGCCATGCCTGGCCTTTCGCAGCGCCTTTCTCCCCTGCCGCCAGAGCGGCAACTACTGCACCCGATACGCTGTTGTAAACCATGATCCTTCCCCCTCAATCCCCGGTGTAGTTGGTGCCGCCGGCGCCGCGCCGGTTGCTTCCCTGATATGTAGCCTCAGGCCCGGATGCCTGAGGGCTCTTCAACTGTTCGATCTGCCGGTTCGCGGCCTGAAGCTTAAGGCTGAGCTGGGTCACCAGTTCATCCAAGGCCAGGGCCTCGCCAGTTGCAGCCTCTACCCAGCCGGAGCCGTTGCAGTGACCGCAGGGCATCTCGTAGAACATGCTCTTTGTGACCGCTCTCCCACGGCACACAGAGCATTTTTCCAGCTCGATCACGGCCTTCTTGAAGGCTGGGCCGTGACTCTTCCTCATTCACCACCTGCCAGCCAATCGGCAGCCATGTCGATGTCATAGGGGAATGTCCGGCTATCAACCTCGAACCGGGCGCCGCCAATCATGGTCACGCTGAGCCGGCGGAAATCCTCGTAGTTCTGGATGCAGATCATGAAGATCTTCGATCGGTCGAACTCAGGCTTTGGCTTCTGGAATCCAGCTGCTGCCATCGAAAAGGCGAAGGCTCCGTGCTCGGAAATATTCACTTTGAATCCTCGCTAGTAACAAATTCGGGATGGCGGCTACAGGCCTTGCCCGCTGCCGCCTGCGCCTGGATCTGTGGGATTTCGGATAAGGCCTCTGTAAGGCCGTGTATGCGCCCAAAGCCGATGCTGTCTAACCAGGCATGCCACTTCTCAAGGGCTGCCCTGCGCTGCGCCATGGCCTGGGTGTGGATGTAGGTGCTGGCGATCTTGCCCAGTGAATGGTTGAGCAGCATCTCGCCGATATGTCCATCAATGCCGAGGTCGGTCCAGGTGCTGCGCGATACCTTGCGCAAGTCGTGGCTGGTCCACTCGCCCCGGCCAAGCTCGGTGAACACCGCACTGGCCTGGCCTTCGCTCAAGCACACGCCGCGCCGGTTCGGGAACAGGTAAACGCCTTCGTACCCATTGGCCTGCTGGATATCCCGGTAGCGCGTCAGCAGAGCGCATAGCTGGGCGGTCAGCGGGAGGCGGTGTTCGGTCCGGGTCTTGGCGTTCGCCGCAGGGATGAACCATTCACCGGCCGTTACCGCAACCTCGCTCCACCGTGCCATACGGGTCTCGCCGATCCGGGTGCCATGCGCCAGCATCATCAGGGCCAGCATCACTTTCTCGGGCGCGTCATCAAAGGCATGTACCAGCTGCTGCATGACCTCAGGCAACTGCACGGCTCGCAGTCGGGAGGCCTTGGGCATGATCTTGGCCTTGGTGAAGTCGCTGAAGCGCATGCCGGCCATGGGATCGGCCACGACCAGCCCCAGGCGCTTTGCCTGCTTGAAGGCGGTCAGCAGCAACGCGAACATCTGGCGCAGGTACGACAGCGACACCTCGGCCTGAGACGGCCACATCAGCTGCTTGTCTAGGCTGCCGGCGGTCACATCAGCTATGGCCAAACCGTCCAAGCGCGGCTTCAGGTGCTGCGCAATAGCCGATCGTGCACCCGCCTTGCGCTTAGCGGACAGCGCCCGGTCTCGGCCCATGCGGTCACCATACCAATCGAGCAGCTGCCCCACTGTAGCCATGCCCGACGCGACTGGTGCGGTGGCCGGGTCGCGAAGCATACGCTGGCGCAGTGCGGGCAGCTCAGCGATTACGGCCGCAGCGCCCAGATCAGGCCAGCGTGCTACCGGCACCCACTGCTTGCCGCGGACCAGGTGCCAGGTGCCCCTAGATCGATCTGACCAGAAGCGCAGATACAGGCCCGGGTAACGCGGATCGCGCAGGTCGCGCACGGCCAGGTCGGCGGCCTGTCGGCGCACCTCAGTTTCCGTGAATTTGATGGACCGCGTTGCGCTCATGCTGCCACCGTCGCAGGCTGCAGGAGGTAGGCACGTATCGCTTCTACGGCATCAATGCGGCCCCGGCACACAATCGCCAAGTAGCCCTGCTCGGTCAGAGCCTCAATATAAGCGTGCTGACTGGGAGAGATGTCAGCATCGAACGGCGGCAAAGCTTTGAATTCGATATACAGGCCGAACCAGCCACCGCGGGCCATCGGGAGCACAAGATCAGGCACTCCCGGTTTGACCCCTTGGGCCTTGAGTTTGCCGGCCACCGCCTTCACTCGGTGCCCCCCGTTCGGAACGTGATAGATCAGTTTGAACACCTGCGGGTAACGCAGCTGCAGCTCCTGCATCAGCGCTGCCTGCTCCTGCCCTTCCCTGTCGACGGGCTTGGCGCGTGGCTTGCGCGGCTTGAACGTTCGCATGGCCAACGCAGTCATGCGACCAATACCCCCTCGCTGATGAGCTGCGCCTGGGTTCGCATCACGCCCTCGGCGTGGTATTGGCGAGCGGTTATACGGTCAATCACGTGGCTTCGGCCGTCGCATGCGTCATGGCAAGCGCTGCAGCACCATGCGCCCTGCATGTCGTGCGGCTTTTTACCGACGCCACAGGTACCCGCCAGGCGGTAGTGCGCCAAGACAGTAGTTTCAGGGTTACCGTTGCACACGCCTGGGATACGCACTTGGCACTCGCGGCCACGCGCGGCCTTGGTCAGCTTGGTCTGCCTCATCATTCAACCTCGCAATGCAGCCATATCAGTCTTGCCTGGCGAAGAGCGCCGGGCTGGTCTAAGGGACCGTCCATCAGCACCATGGAAAACGGCCGATAGCCTGGTACGTGCACGGTCCAGATTCGTTTCACTGCTGCACGCCCAACCCAGCCAACGCGGCGCGAGCCTGGCGCTTGCGAAGGTAGGTGCTTACACGGCGCCGCTGCGCCTCTTTCGCACGGGCGCTATCTTTCATTGCCTTGGAAGCCGTCAATATCGAGCGGACTTCTGCAAGCTTCTCCCGCACCGCGGCGCTGGGCTGAATGCGCACCTCCCCTGTAAGCAGGCCTGCGATGGCCTGGCCGTCAGCAGTCACCGGAGCTATGCGCAGGTCGGCGAGATACCTGTCCCCCATGTCACGGCTGATCAATTGAGTCCGCACAGCGGTTTCAACGGCCGTCACGCGCCGCCCGGAATCGAAGCCCAGAGAAACCTCCCAGGTGACAGGCTTGTCTTCAGCGCGAGCGAAGCTGACCAAGCGCTCATAAGCGCTCATGAAAGCCATTCGGGCGCCAATCTTGTCGCCTGCTTCGAGAATCGGCTGGGACGCCACCATGGCCTGACGAACCTCGTGGGTGAGCACTACCGTCTCGTATTCGTCATTGGCCGCCATGGCGATGGACCACGCTTCATCCTTACCGGGCCGGCCATCGGCAGCGTGGATATGCTTCAGGACCATGCCCAATGACAGGCGCCCTGCCGGCTCGCGACGGCACGCTCGCAGCGCGGCGACAATCACCTTGGGTTCGTGCGTTGACAAGTCTTCTGCGATCAGTTTGGCGCCAGCGGCACTGATGGTCTGGCCCATGGCTTCAGCCGTTGCGCAAATAGCCATAGCCAGCTCGGCGATGTCATCACAGGAAAGCATTGCGCTTACCCCCCTGGTTGTTGCGTATGGCATCGGCGGCATCGTGGGCCGCATTGATGTTTGCTTGGGTCTGCTCCTGCTGGCGCGCAGTGGTCGCGTTCATCTGCCGGTTTGTGACCCACTGGGTGTGGTAGGCCTCACACTTGGTGAGCAGGTCGCCCAGGTTGTGGCAGCCGTTGATCAGTCTGGAGTCGTTGATCGACACGAAGTACGCGGCCACTTGGTGGGCGACGTCGATACCCAGGCGGTCGATCAATTGTCCCAGTTGCCCGCCGACCTTGGCGTTCCACACCGGCCAGGCGCCGTAGCGCTTGCGATAGGCCATGGCGTAGTTGGCCCAGGCCTTGTAGGTCTTGCAGGTCTGGTCCTTCGGCCCTGGCATGTCCTCGGGGATTTCACACCGAGGTGCACCAGCCGGAACCAGCGTCAGCCCCGTGGGTTGCGACGGCGGAGCCGGGGCATCCTGCGAACTGTGACTGGTACCCTGATTGGTATCTTGATTACTGGTATCTTGATTTGTCGGAGATTTTTCCGACCCTGGCTCGGATTTATTTCCGACCTTGCTCGGATTTTTTTCCGAGGTAGATCGGATTTTTTTCCGACCCTCTGTACCCGCCTTCAAGGTCGGATATTTTTCCGACCCATCCTCTTTTTTGTTCCACTGCGCTGCCTTGTCGGTCAGCCGGAAAAGCGTGACACTCGAAGTGCTCGAAAGCTCGATCAGGCCAACGTCCTGCAGCGCCTTCAGCATGCGATACGCCGTGTCGGGCTTATCCGTCAGCAGCGGCAGCTCTTCGATGATCTTGGCCTTGCTCAGCACGAAGAAGACGCCCTGCTCAGTCGTCATCGCCTTTGCCCAACTCGGGCAGCCATAAACGAATGCGAACAGCAACGCCTGCTGGGAGTTGAGTCCCCACTCCAAGGCCTTGACCTGGTTGATGGTTACAGTGAATTGCATGTCAGCTCCGCCCTATGCTTAGGCCAGCCACGGGCACTGCGAGAAGCTCTGCCAAACGTGCCAACCCCTTCGGCGTGACCAGAACATCGAACGCCGCGCGGTCACTGCCTGTTTCGGGATCAGGCTTGAGGCCAGTCACTTTGTGCTTGAGCAGCCCCGCACTGATCCGGGGCTGATAGGCAATCCATCGCTTGGAGCCGCGACGACGGTAGATCCAGCGGTTTTCTTCCAGCCAGCCAAACAGCTTGAATGGCGCCACCTGAAGCTGCTTCGCAGCATCGGTGATGCATATGGCGCCGCCTGCACCCGCCAGACGCACAATCGCTGCTACCTTCGGGGCCTGCCTGGCGAGCGTATCTTGGAGGCGCTGGTTCTCCTCAGCCTTGTCGGCAGCAAGACGCAGCGCCTCTGCGAAGTTTGTCGGGACCTGCAGGTGCGCCAGCATTCGGGTCTCCAGCTCCTGCCAGCGATCAACGATC